GAGGAAATCGCGGATGAGTTTAAAGATGTGTTGGGTGACGGTCTTAATGCGAATGCAAACCCACAGGATATTATCAAGAAATTAATGCAAAACCCTGCGAAGATTTCCAGCCTAATGAAGACGGTTAGCTCGAAGTTGGACGAAAAAATGAAAAACGGCTCCATATCCAAGGACGAAATTATGAGAGAAGCCGGTGATATGATGAGCAAAATGAAGGAACTTGGCGGCACCGAAAATTTCAAAGAAATGTTTCAAAATATGGCAAAGAGCATGGGTGGTATGGGGAAGAACATGAAGTTCGACCAGAACGCGTTAGACCGTATGATGAAAAAGGAGGAAAACAAGACCAAGGTTTTGGACCGTGCAGCACAACGTCGCGAGAAACTAAAAAAAGAAAAGCAAGACGAGTTTGAGAAGGTGATGCAGCGTAAGCGAGAACAGTTGGCTCTACAACAGCAGTACTCGGTAACTGCCACTGCCGACCCGAATCATTTGGTCTTTAAGTTAAATGGTGAAGATGCACAAGAAAAGTCATTCATTCATCCTGATTTGGCCAAGATGTTGGACGAAGAAGACAAGGCGAAGGCAACAACTTCTGGTGAGAAAAAGAAGAAGAAGAAGAAGAACAAAAAGTAGGCGTAATAACGTGACAAATTGACCATTTTTCTAGTAAGTAATATTTGAAGTATTACTTATTACACTGTTGTAAACACACATCGCAATTATTTTTATTTTTGTTTCGATTTCTGTTTCGATTTCTGTTTCGGTTTCTTTTTTTGTTTCTGTTTTTGTCGACTAATTTAACTGCCAAAACCGTAACGCGATAATCATGATTTCCTAAACCAGCGTTTTTAGCGTCCTCTCCCAAATCGCAATAATAGGATCCGTCATCGTTACAGATAACGGCATCAGCATACTTAATGTAATATTTTAAATCATTCGTTATTTCACTAACATCCACTTCCACTACCTTCGTATATATACGGGTCGAAAGATCACATTCACCTCCACTACAATATCCATCGTGATCTGACACCTCTTCTTTGAAACTTATCGCGATGAAAATACTCATTTGATAAAAATATAAATATTATAATAGTTATATTTTATTTTCAATTTTACACAGTGCAATGTTTGCACAAATTAATAACATAACCATTTAGGACCATTGTAATTGATATTATTCAATTCGTTTAATATAGCAACGTCACATTCTGTTCTCGTTTTCCGGTATTCAAGAATGTCATCTATTTTTTCATTTTTATTAAGATAATATTTCTTCAATGCGTCGCGCGTAGTATGCGACGTGTCTCCAGCCTGAATTTTATTTCGCATGTCAATCTCATCGTTACAAATAACTTTTAATTGATTGCAGTATTTCATCTCATCTATATGCATTTTGATAACGTCCATAAACATGTTTTTGTTGTAAATAGTCGGGTATCTATATCGAATTGTATCCGGTATGATGAATTGATTTTTCTCTTTCACTTCTTTTACTTTCTTCTCGATTTGCGTAATAAAATTTTGGACATATTGTATATCATATTTAATCGGTTTTTCTCCTTGATTAGCCGGTTCGGCAGGGGGGTCGCCCTTTTTATTTTCAGCTACGTTACTTAACAATATTTTACCAGAAGTAAATTCACATTCTGATATAATTTGGTCAAATGAGTATGCGGTCATTTTATGTGCCTCTGCTTTCGCATCTAATTTGTAAAAATTTACGAGTGATAAAATGATAGTATTTATAGCACTTGTTCCGGAAACAACCTTTACAGCAGTTGTATTATCATAAAATATTCCACTAATAACGGATGATACTGATGACATAATAATTGCGGGAATCATGAGTCGGTACAAATAAAACTCACAATACGATTTTGCTTCTAAATACAACATTTTTTGGCCTTTTAGATACAATGAAATTAGGTCTAATGCTGCTGATAATTTTCCATCATTATATCCAAATTTAACATTCATTGTGTCCATGACATCTAAAAATCCACGATGCGGTATGGGTTTTTTTGCTGCCTCTATATCAAACATCTTATCGTCTTCAATAAGTTCATTTTCGGGTTCAGACGATGTAGACTCCGCATCTTCTTTGGAACTAATACAAAAATCTACGGTTGCACGAGGAATATACATACATTATATGTGCATTATTGTTTTATTGAATAAACTAATCATTGAACTAATAACATTTCGCGCGTAGTAAATTATATGCCGTTATACTATAACAAAAATGGGAATATTCAAATTTATCGACGCTCGTTTCTTTTTATTAAGTTTAGTGATTGGATTCTTTGCAGTATATATTTCTATGCCCGACCTTCGCACCATATATGTATATCCCACACCCGAAAATGTCAGCATATTGCAATATAAAGACAAAACCGGCACATGTTTTTCGTTTTCACAAGAAGAGGTCACATGCCCAACTGATCCAAATGAAATCTCCAAAGTCCCGGTGCAGCAATAGGTGATCTAACAAGATACATGTGATTGTGAACTGTCGAATCGTATATATTTTCCACACGTATAATATATACCCATGAACTTCAAACGCTTATTATACACGGATTTGGGACATATATTTATTTCTGTTATATTGGGACTCGGTCTTGCTACATTATTTCGCAAAGTGTGCACGGACAAAAACTGCATAAAGTTCAATGGACCCATAATCACCGATTTAGAAGGTAAAATATATAAGCATGGCGACAAATGCTACAAGTATAGCACGAAGACTGACCACTGTGATACGACCAAACGACAAGTCGATTTGATGGATAAAAAGCCAGACACGGAAGAATAATTCTATTTGTGTCTCTGGCTTTAGCAAGAATACATACTATTCGTTAAACTATACAATATTTGGTATAATTATTATTGTATAGTTTATGGAAAATACTACACGCATTGCGGATTTGCCGATGGACGGTAGCGCCAGACAACCCACAAGTGCGTATGCCAGTTCGATACCCCCGACATCAATCAGTATTTCGAATTCAAAAACGAGTAAAATAGACGGCGATGTGCCGACAAATTATACACCGATCAACATACATCCAAATCCTTATGGTGTGTCTGCGAGTAACCCAATTATGGAAAATCCTACACAATCACAGCAGCGTACACCACAATTTGCCCATAATGAAAATATTCAATTTACTCAAGAACCCAATATGGAAGTTTTCCAGAATATGAGTCAACAACGACTGCCATCGCGAGATATTCCACAAAATACGGTTCAATATTCAAACGACGAAGCAACACAACCCAATTATATCCCCAAACACATGTTAGACCGCGACTATGTGAAAGACCATTACGACATGACCGAGCAAAACTTAAAGGAATACGAGCAAAAGAAACGGCAACAAAGTCATTGGGACAGTATATTAAACGACATACAAGTTCCGTTTTTTATCGCGGTATTGTTTTTCTTTTTTCAATTACCGGTTATCAATACTTTTATTTTCAAACGGTTTGCGTTTTTGTCGTTGTATGATGCCGACGGCAACTTCAATATGGCAGGACTGTTATTCAAAAGCGTATTATTTGGAACCATGTATTATTTTGTGTATAAATTTACAACATTTATTAGTGAAATATAATGCATATAACAAATATTGTGGGTTTATGTGATGCGTTTTCGCAACAATGCCAATAACGGGTTTTCCGGCTCGGGTTCTGGCGTTGATTCTTCTTCCGGCTCGGGTTCCTCTCCTTTAACTGCTCGATTTTTACGCGTTTTTGCAGCGGGTTGCGGGAGTTTTTTGAGACCTTTTTCTTTTGCAATTTCCCCCGGAACATATTTTAAGAACCACATCTGGTATTCTTTGCTGGTTTTGTCATTGCCAAATTCCTTAAATTTTTCGGATTTCTCCGATCGAATATCTTCGAGTGTGGGCTGTTTTCCATAACAATCAATACTGAACCGTTTCAATATACCGCGTTGCTCTAATCGGTTTCGTTGCTCAATCTCAAATAAGAACATTGCAATACACATGAGTCGGTCTTTGTCATAATGCGGCATATTGGCATATATAAAGCTTAAGTAAAACGCCAATATAGTGTCAATGGTGGCAACCTTCACTTGTTTATGGTCTACCGTGATTTCATTGTAGCTGTGGCAGGCAATTGGTTCGTATATATATGCCATACTATGTTTTCCAACCTTTATTTCTATATGTCTTGGGATAATTTCACCGATAGCGTCGTGATTCACGATTTTCACGTTTTTTACTTTTTCTCGGCGAAGTCGTTCTTTCACAATCAGTGCGCATTTGTCGGGGTCTTCCGAAATAATATCAAAATCCGGAATGGAATTCACCAATTTCCGCTTATTTTCTGGCATATATTTCGAATACAAATGAGTCGAATAACCTCCAAAAAACACGGACCCGTTATCGATAAAAATATCGCGCATCAATAAATGCAGGCGTTCTTCGTCGGGCATATTCAAATTCACGTTTTTAGAAAAATCGATGGTAAAACAGTTTTTATCCAACTTCATGGGGTAAAATTTGTTCAAAATCGCCAAACGCTTCGTTATTTTCTCCCAGCGTGAAACGTCTCCCGCGGGTCTTGACAGTTCCAAATATATGGCCATTCGCAAATAATCGGGCGGGGCGTATTTGATACCCGCAACCAGTACTGCATCGTTTGAGATAGACTTATATATATCGGGGTGTAAATACGTAATGTCGGCAATGGGTATGAAATTCACAAACACTTTGAATGTACCATAATGCATTCCGGATTTGGCTTCCACATCAGTATATCCCGCCTTAAAATATATATCGGCCAATTCTTTCGCGTCGTCCAGCGCGTTCGCGGAAAAGAAGTCGTAATCGGGAATCTCAATATCGCGTTTATAAAACTGCGCATATTTCGGCAATATGTTATTAATCGCAGTTCCTCCATAGCAAACCAGGTGCTTCTTCTTGATAAAGTCTTCCACGATGGTTAACATTTTTTGAACATCCTGGTTGTTTACCTTTTTCTGGCCCTGCATATTCTCGGTTTCATCGACGGCGTGTCTCAATATTGCCAGCTCACATTCTTCAAACGTCATACTATCTTCACATATTGTGTTTTTATATTTACGTTTTTTTTGGGTTCTTGTATGGGACGACCTAACCATTATTTCTAATATAATACCATTAGAAATAATTATAAATACGGGTTGCTAAACTCATTGCGGTGATACCCCATTGTCAAATTAACAGGTTCAATCACGTAATTTGTCTATACATTAGCATGCTTTAGTGTAACATTGTAACAATAACAATAATATATATATACATTATATAATGCCTTCAATTATTGAAGCCCCTGAAACGGACAGTAAAATATTTACAGCTGCTATTTGGAAAAAGCACAGTAAGCCAAAGGGCAGTAGAAAAGCTAGCACAAAGGGAACTCGAAAAGCTAGCGCAAAGGGCAGCACAAAGGGCAGCACAAAGGGCAGTCCAAAGACTAGTCCAAAGACTAGTCCAACCGGTAGCCCTTCCCGGCTAATTTTAGCCGAGGGTTGGACCCAAATTGGAGCACAGGCATTCGAGGGTGCGAAAAATTTGAAGTCAATTCACATTCCAGCGTCAGTGCAAATCATTCATGATGAGGCGTTTAAGTCAACAAGCCTGGTCGAAGTGACTTTTGCAGAAGGTTCTATGCTCAAAACAATTGGAGGTGGGGTGTTTGTTTTCACGCCCGACCTGAAATCGATTCGCATTCCAGAAAGTGTCAACAAAATTGATATGGGGGCGTTCTCTCGTACGGCATCTTTGAAAAAGATTCATATTCCAAAACTAGTCGAAATTCTTCCTATGGCTATGTTCATGAAGTCGCCAGGACTGAGAGAAGTAACGTTCGATGCAGATTCACGTCTTAAAACCATTCAACAAAGCGCATTTAGCGAAGCAACCGATTTGGAGACGATTACTATTCCAGCGGGGGTCACGCAAATACAAGATGGGGCATTTTTTAATACATCAAGTTTGAAAGTAATCACATTTGCTCGACATTCTAATATTGCCAAAATTGCGCCGGATGCATTTGAAGGAAGTGGGTTAACTACTGTAGTTATCAGCGGACCTGATCTAGCTAATTTAAATGCTGCTCGCCATAATTCAGGTATGCCGCCATTGAGCGAACGTGGAAATCATTTTTATGGCAAGGATAATGTTGACATTGTTTCTCCGGCGCACCAAATTAATGCATTACGTATCATCACAAAAAAACCGGGATATATTGAATCTCACTCGGCAAAAATACGCCCATCTCTACCAGAGCATGTAACAAACCTAGTGGAAGAAATCTTTACTGGTATAAAACCCAAACCTCATGGTGTTGCTAAAAAAAGTTCAAAAGGCGGGGCGCATAACCAAAGAACACGAAAGCTACGCTCGCAATAATATCAGTGTAATATGGTAACAAATAAAGCAATTATATATTTAATACATATAATGGCTACTCACACTATTTAATCATCCTATTGTTTTTTGACAAAATAGGGCAGAACGACCGACAATGGGACAACGCCTCCCATCATATCATTAAAGAACTCCTCATATGCGACCAAATTTTCGTCTACAATATGAAATTGGTACAATACATTTTGACATCCATGCTTCACAACAAACTCTTTAAATGCCGGGTTTGCCGTATTTAATATGCGGTCCGGCACCGCCATCTTCATATTTGCAGAGGTTGTGCGTACATTGTCGTCTTTTAGTAAAACGGGCGTGTTCGCATGGTTAAGCAAATCTGTATACTGATACAGGTTCAAATATTCACTCCCACTTTCGAGGTTCATATAATTGGTTATACTAAAACAGCTCGTGTCGCCAGATTTGCATTCCGCGAATTGTCTATATTCGGGTTGAACTGTTTTATCCATTATGATAACCACTTTTCGCATAATTTCGCTTAGTTTTGTATCCGCTGTTATATTACCAGTATATGCGACGGTTTTTAGATTCGCATCGATAGATTTAGCAACAGCCTGGTATATGTTAGAATCTCTTGATTTTAATCGAAGGTTTACAAATATCGGGTCATTGTTATTCGGCGACGTTTGTGAAAAGGCGTTCGTCGCGACTGTAGCCAACGCCTCGTCCAACGATATACTATTCTTTGTATCCAATAACACATAGTTTATATCAGAAGACACCGCTACTTTCGGGATATACAAATTGCCTTCTTGTATATAAAACACTTCAAAATCGAGGAACCGACATCCACGCTTCAATACTGCCTCTATCATTTGTGAACTTACATAATCGCCACTACGTGCAGTGTTATACGAGGATTTAATGCAATATTCGTGGAGTGGCATGTTCGTAAATTTGTCTTTTATACTTTGCATGTTGTTAAATTGGTTATATTTAGATACTACTTTCTCCACTTCCTTTTTTGCATCGTCATCCACGGTAAAATTCTCAATCGCGGGTGAGGTGACCATATCAACTACAACGCGCTTTTTGTACTTCAAGTTGTATAGAATATATAAAATAAGTAATATGGCAACGATACCTAATGTGAAATGAAAATTATCGAGATGCATTTTATAATATCTATATAGAAACAAATATAATAAAAATATAGTATATAACTTAATTAATGGCAGGTGGATTACTAAATATAGTTGCGGTTGGTGCAAACAATGTTTTTTTAACAGGGAATCCATGCAAGACGTTTTTCAAAGCCACATATGCAAAATATAGTAACTTTGGGTTGCAAAAATTTCGAATCGACTATGATGGGCAACGAGATTTACGCCCAACCGAGCCGTCTACTTTCACGTTTAAAATCCCGCGCTATGCAGATTTGCTAATGGATACATACGTGGTCGCCACATTACCTGATATTTGGAGTCCAGTATATCCGCCAACCGCCGATACCGGCAATAAATGGGCGCCCTATGAATTCAAGTGGATTAAAAATATAGGAACTCATATGATTAAAGAAATCGTAATTACATGTGGGTCGTTGACGTTGCAACGATATAGCGGGGAATATATGGCGGCTATGGTCGACCGAGACTTTTCTGCAGAGAAAAAGGATTTATTTCGCAAAATGACCGGAAATATAACAGAACTAAATGATCCCGCATTTGCGCACGGACGATCAAATTCGTATCCATCGGCATCATTCACACCCAATGTGGCCGGTGCAGAGCCGTCAATTCGCGGTCGCAATTTATATATACCGATCAACACATGGTTTACCCTCAACAGTACTTGTGCATTTCCATTAGTTGCATTACAATACAACGAATTGGTTGTTTCAATTACTATGCGCCCCATACAAGAACTATTTCAGGTAAGAGATGTATTTGACGTACAATATACTTATCCATATATACAGCCAGATTTCAATGAATCGCGATTTCAAATGTATCGTTTTTTGCAAACACCGCCCACTGGATACATTCGGCCGGAGGATTACGGCACCCGATTTCTCACATGGAACGCCGATATTCATTTGTTGGCAACATATTGCTTCTTGTCAAAAGAAGAAACCCAAATATTTGCCGCGGAAGATCATATCTATTTGGTAAAAGACGTATTTGAACATAAATATGAAAATGTAACCGGTTCGAAACGAATAAAAATTAATTCGAATGGCATGATTGCAAGCTGGATGTGGTATATGCAACGAAATGACGTAAACCTGCGCAATGAATGGAGTAATTACACAAATTGGCCATATGATCGTCTTCCGTCAAATATTACATTGGCCCCATTTACACCGATTTTAGGAATGGGGCTTGAATTCGAATATGGCATGGCAGTCCATCCAAATATTGATTCCATTACGAATAGCGGTATAACGATTACCGGCATCTATCATAATGAAAACCGCAAAGAAATATTAGAAACGTTGGGCATTTTATTAAACGGTGACTATCGTGAGAATTTGATGACGCGAGGTGTATATGATTACATTGAAAAATATACGCGAACCGCAGGCGCAGCAACAGAGGGTTTGTATTGTTATAACTATTGTTTAAACACCAGTCCATTTGAATATCAGCCTTCCGGCGCAATTAACTTGAGAAAATTTAAAACAATCGAACTCGAAATAAATACCTATTCACCGACAATTGATCTTGTAAATTCGAGTTATGATATTATATGTGATGTCGAAACGGGAGAAGCAATTGGCGTGCGTAAATCTAATTGGCGATTGTTCGAATATAACTATAATCTGACATTGTTTGAAGAAAGATATAATGTATTGTCGTTTATTGGTGGTAATTGTGCGATGTTATATTCAAGATAGTCGACATGGCTATATTTGAGTAGTTTGATCTAAAAAAAAATAACAAAATATATATAATAACGAATATATATGTTGGGCAATACGGAAAAACATACAATACAAAATGTACAGACGTCCTTTAGTAGTATCATTGATGAACCAGTAGACGACTTTCAAAGTGCACATATGATTCAAAAAATAAAGAAAATAAGAAAGAAGAAACAGAAGCAAAATATTACTGGAATGGCGGATTTTGACGTGTTAACAAATACACCCAGTGGCCAGACGCCTATCGTGGATGCAATTGCATCTGCTCGCCAGGATTCAGGTTCATCGCCTTCTATGTTTAGTGTAGAATATTGGAAACAGCGCATGCTTGGTAAAACGATCGAAGGAGCGAAAAATTATTTTGAAGATTCTGAATATGAAGGCCGCGATAATTTGAAAGAGCCAGAAGGTAAGTCATCCAATGTGAAGGCCAAAATTATACGCGCCATAAATTCGGTGTATAACGCAATAAATTCTGTAAATCAAACACTAGCGTCCGGCATTGTTAATGGAATATCGGTGAATACCGCGACAGACAAAGATATTGCGATAGTGAGAAACCAAATTGCATTAATAGAATCAGCCGTTGTTAGTTCGTGGATGGTATACAATTGGTACTATTTGATGCATTATGCAAAAGATACAGGTAAAGAGATTCCGGCGTTTTCTAGAATACAACTCTTAAAGACGTGGAATGGCGACGGTAGCAAACTGTTATTGCATTTATTCGAATTTGCACTGTGGTTTCCAGAAAAACTGGATCAGCTGTTATTACAATGGATCCCGAAGGCAACATCCTGGTTTTTGAACGGGACATGTCAATTTTTGCTGATATATGTATTGTGTTTGATTTGGACGAAAAATTTTGCCATAGCATTCAAAAACTTCTTTATTGATCTATTAACAGATGCTACCGGTAACACGCTAATCAATATCATGTTTGCAATCGTATTTATATTGTTCATTATAGCCACATTCACACTTAATTTTGTTGGAGAAATTAAACATGATGCGGCAGAAGTAGTATCTATCTTCAAGTCCGCTATCAATCCGTTTCCATCATTAATTTCTTGGTTCTTTCGATTTCTCATTACGATTATTATCAGCGTACCCATGGGCGCCGTTATTTGCGGGTTATATTTGATAATCTATTCGTTTTTTGGTGTGTATATTTATGGGGGGGTAGGCTGGGCATGGTCGAGTGCTAGAACAGATATTGATGAGCATTTACGTAACGCCAAAGCCGGATTCCAGGAAGAGGACATGTGTAACAGCGGCGGATTGATGGCTTTTATATTATCTATACTCCGGTTCTTGTTCAAAATAATGGATTATATGAAGGAACACCTATTAAAAGCTGTATTTTTATTGATTTTCTTTAATTCGTCTATATCCATGACAAGTCACTTTTCAAACAACATGCAAAATCGCAGTCTTTTCATATTTTTCAACATTATTATTACCATGGCACTTGCGGTTCTAGTGTGGGTAAGCATAGTTACTTATGTGAAGCATGATGCGGGTGCAACCGATTTGCCTAATACCAGCGCGCCTGCGGTTACCACGACCAGTGTAAATACGGCGGATATCATTAAACAAGCTATTATTGCAAATACGACGCCGCAAACCGAAATTTTCTTAAAAACTGGGTCAAATATTGGTGCAAATATTGGTGCAACGACTCCATCAGCAAGTAAACCATAAATAACAATCAGTTCAATAAAAACTATTTGTTATTTCAATGATATAAACAATTTATCATAATCTTTACATAATGCCCAAAAAAACGAATAAAAAAGGTGCCGACAATGCCCTCCCGTTTGTATCGATATGTACACCTACGTTTAACCGACGTCCGTTCATTAAAACCATGTTTGAATGTTTTAAAAACCAGGATTATCCCAAGAATAGAATGGAATGGATTATTGTGGATGATGGTACGGATAAAATCAAGGATTTAATTGAAGCCTCTAATATTTCACAAATCCGCTATTTTGAAATCGACAAAAAAATCACGTTAGGTGCCAAACGAAATTACATGCATAAACACATTAAAGGTTCGATCGTTGTTTACATGGACGATGACGACTATTATCCTCCGGAACGCGTGTCTCATGCGGTTGAGATGTTGCAAAAAAACGAGAAGGCGTTATGTGCGGGAGCAAGTGAGATCTACTTGTATTTCAAAACCATGGGTAAAATGATCCAGGCAGGTCCGTATGGCCCCAATCATGCTACTGCAGGTACATTCGCGTTCAAAACCGAGTTGCTAAAAGATACCAAGTACAACGACGATGCGTCTTTGGCGGAAGAACGTGCCTTTCTCAAAGATTATACAGTACCGTTTGTTCAACTCGACCCTCTCAAAACCATTCTTGTTTTTTCGCATGAACACAATACATTTGACAAGCGTGAAATGTTTAAAACCGCACACCCAGATTATTTTAAGGAATCGCCTAAAACTGTGGATATGTTTATTCGTCGTGAAAGCGAGCAACCTATAAAAGATTTTTTCATGCGAGACATTGATGGACTACTAGATAAATATGAACCCGGCCTACCCAAAATGAAACCCGATGTCTTAATACAAATCGAACAAATCAAGAAAGAACGCGATGAGATGATCAAACGCGAAACCGAAAAATTGCAAAATGGACCCATAATGTTACAACAAGGCGATGGGCAACCGCCGATACAGCTAACCACATCGCAAGTTGTTAATATTATTCAACAGTTGCAAGAAGCCAATGCAAAAATAACACAACAAAACGTGCAATTACAGCACGCATATAATCACCTGCAAACCGTTATTCGTGATATGGAAACGGCACTGAATGAAACCAAAAAGTCTAAAGACGAGCAGTCACTTGTCCCGAATAAAATCTAACACTGGATAGCAGTCGCGGAAATATATTACATACATAATTATGTAATATACTACAATGCATATTAATCAAAATCTTCACCGAGTTCGTCGAGCGTGATCAGGGCGTCTTTTTTCACAGTACGGTCCAAGTATCGATATATGCGCTTAATATCTAGTTTTGACAGTCCATACGGTTCGAATATGGTTTCAATATCGGTCAACGTTTCAATACTGTTACTGAAATCACTTCCATAATAAAGTCGCAATTCTTGGAACAATGAAATCACGTCTTTTTTATCCATGTCCAACTGTTGGGTCAAATTATAAATAAACAGCATATTGTTATATTCGGTCGAATATTTTGTAAGCACCTTTGTAAACCGAATATCGGGTAAATTCTTTACAGACTGTTGTTTGATTGCATCGTGGTAAATTTTATTATTATAGAATGTTTTAATCAATGAACTCATTTCGTTGAATTGCCAAATTTGTCGCTGAAATGTGATTCTATCAATATAATCCGCTATGCAAATATTTTGCAAAATCTTATAATACAATGGATATGTAACCTTTTTGTCGAGTTTTGATAAAATATCTATCAAGTTTTCGTGCCACAATAGCGCAACAATGGTTCTATCGGTCTCATTCATGTAATATTCGTGTTCTTTAAATGCCACGTTGTTGGATAAGAGCGTTTGTGTAATTTTCTTCGAATCTTCGTCATAGAGTTTTGTTCGAAATAGCTCTAATAAACACCCATCGGTTAACAATTCTGGATGTTTCTTCATTGCATTGCATACAAATCGCAATTTACGTAAATCGCCTTGTATATACATGAGTATTTCGTTGAATTGTTGTTTACACATTGATATTGTAGATGGAACAATGCTTGATAATAATGTCCCAATTTGATTAGTCGTTGGGGTTTTCAGTTCAAATACATTACACACCTTCATGAGTTCTTTTATTTTCTTGTCAATATAATAATTCCCAATGCAGATGATTGGATGGGAGCATGTGTTTTCTAGACGCTGTTTTTTTGTTTTCTTTTGACGAATTAATTTGATTAATGCCGTGATTCCACCCTTATCGCCGTTATTCATACCATCAATTTCATCCATTACAATAGCTATTTTTCGCACTTTTTTCGTAAACATATCCAACACGTTTCTATTCGATACATTATTGCTGGTAATTGTGTCAATGAGCGCTTTATTACGAACGTCCCCTGCATCATACCGCACCATATCATAATTCAATTCTTTTAATAATCGTATAATAAATTCGGTTTTGCCAGACCCTGGTGTACCATATATGTATATACCCTTTTTATAATTGATATCGGTTATTCTAGTTTCGAAATTTGACAGGTGATCTTTTATTTCGTTCGATATATGTTCCCTATCAAATATTTTATTCATATGTATTGACTCCATTCTACTGATGATATATAATGGTCAGACGTATTTAACTGGATTCAAACGAATAATATTATGACTCATAAAATTATTCAACTATTTACATTTACATATTCTATTTATCTAGAAAAGCTGCTGAAATCTGCGGTAATTGGCATAAACTCGGTCGGTTTCTTCATAGGCAATTGCCCATAATACGAATATGGGTCGGTTGTGCTAGTACTGCCGTTTACAGGATATTGTGACCCACTTGATGCGCCACCCGACTGTTGCATCTGGGTACCGACTTGTTGGTTGGGCTGCTGATACGATTGCGACGGCATCGCACCGGCAGACGTTCCAGCACTAGGCTGTAACATATTACTTGCCCCTCCAAGTACATTACCAAATGCACCAAATGCACTCGACGCAACATTACCAACCGCACCCAATGCACCAGTTGCTACATTAGTTGCGGCACCCAATGCACCAGTTGCTACATTAGTTGCGGCACCGACTGTATTATTTACAACATTTCCTGCTGTATCTATCGTTTTATTGACAACATTTCCGGCAGCATCTACTGTATTATTTATAACATTTCCGGCCGCGTTTACCGCTCCACCTGCTACATTTCCGGCCGCGGTTACTGCACCGCCTGCTACATTTCCTGCTGCGGTTACTGCACCGCCTGCTACATTTCCTGCTGCGGTTACCGCTCCGCCTACGACATTTCCGGCCGCATTTACCACTCCACCTACGACATTTCCGGACGAGTCTGCTTGTCTACCCGCAACGTTGCCAGACGTATCTATAGCGCCACGTATCGGGTTGCCACCTGTCACTAAACTATCGCCATTACTTGTTCGCGTACCACACCCTCCGTTACCACCGCACTGATTGCACGCGCTTCCATTATTGTAGTTACATGATGGACATGACGGGCAAACCGGTGGTATTATTTGTGTCTTTAACATATAATCATCTAGATCGAAGTCGGCAGTAGTTGTCAAGTCAGGTTCATCATTACTACCTGTGTTAATGCCTGTGTTAATACCACTACTAGTCGACTCTGGTTCTCCCATATCTAGTCCTTTTTCATTAAATCTGCATACATTGCGTAAGTCTAACTTTTCCTCGGTATTATAACACACAAGTGCTACTAACGTTTTCTTTGCATTGGGTACATATACGATCATATTTTGACCACACAAGTCATATATGACACGTGGTGCAAAATTAATATTTGCCACCGATGACATGTCATCGCCGTTAGTAGTTTCTTGGTTCACAGCAGTTGCAGATAGCGTTTGAGCGCTTGACCCATTTCGTGTATATACCTTCATTTCTTTATCGCCTGCGCTTACCAAGATATTCGAGTTGCTAACATCATATTTCACAAACTCGCTTAATTGATATACCTTACGCTTTGTGTTATATATGGGATCAATTATTAACGTGTTATTTTTTGAATTTGTATCGGCACGCGATTTATCAATGCCGACCATAGCTGCGTTGACAGTATAATCATATTGCAATGCCGATGAATTATATGTAAATGCGTACGTACCAACATTCTCCGGTTTAGCTGTAGAATTATTCATAACATGTACATACGTGTTGTCGTGCCACGGCATCATAAACACTGTATATGTGGCAGTGGCGCTACTCTTTGTTTGGTACACTTTACTTTGGTACGAGTTATCAGTGGTAGTCGCAGGAGCAGGGATGACATCGGTTATTTGTTGGATTGTGTATGATTTCGAACTATTTCCAATGCGAGGCAATACATGCAACGCCGTTATGGTCGAGCCAGTAGCATCTATATTTCCAGATACACCTGTATAAGCGGTCGCATCGATTTCTACAATGTTTCCGTTTTTAATGTCAAAGTATAAGCTGTCATACATTTTATGTAACTTATTTCTATCAGAGTACATAGGTAATGTAACAGTCTCCAATGTAGGGGTGTCAACTTCATATCCAATAAACCCATCCACCTCGCGCATTGCCCATCTACAAAATAATACAGAAAGCACTAAAAATATTAATAATAGGATAAATATCGTAGCCGGGCTTAACTTCATTGTATTATAAATATACAGTATGTTGCGAAAATATATAATTTACAAAATGCTAAATTGTGGCGCAGGTACGCTACGGAAAATTGACACAATGTTTTTCGTCTTGTTGCATTATAATAGGTGTTCAATGACCGATATAGTAACTTCTGCGACGAAAATTAAAAAACAAGCTACGCTACTTACCCGGTTTTATGACCCGTCTGTACCATTTGAATTGTCCATAGACGAAGCCGGCCGTGGATGTATGTTTGGTCGGGTCTATATAGCTTGCGTGGTTTTACCTAAAGAACCATCACTTTTCGACGGGAAAGATGTTAAAGATAGTAAAAAGTTCTCATCCAAGAAAAAATTAAATGAAGTTGCAAATTACATTAAAGAAAATGCTCTTGCCTGGCACGTTGCATATGAAGAACCTAAACTAGTGGACGACATTAATATCTTACAGGCCGTTATGCGCGGAATGCATAGTTGCATTCGCGAAACCATCATCAAAGTAAATATAAAAATGGGCAAAACCCATAATTTCGCGGACTTTATGGCGGTCGTGGACGGCAATTATTTCACACCATTCCGTTCGTATGACGACGAACAACGCTGTATTGTAGAGCTGCGTAGCGAAACAATTGAACAAGGGGATGGAAAGTACATGGCGATTGCCGCAGCCAGTATTCTGGCAAAAACTGCCAGAGACAACCATGTTCTCGAGCTATGTGAAAAATATCCATTTTTAGACGAACATTATGGTTTGTCTAAAAACATGGGGTATGGTACAAAACTACATCTTGATGGAATTCGCGAGCATGGCATAACCCGCTATCATCGACGCACGTTTGGATGTTGTAAAGAAGCTGAACTAAATCAACAAGATGGTTTGATCGAAGACGACTCTACTTCCCCAGACACAGAATAAACGTCGCGATTACACATTTACACATATAAAAATCATAGTTAAACATATAATACGGGTTATATCCACAACTTTTTTAATTTTGGTGGGACTTTATTGTATTCTATAATAAGTTTACGAACTCTTTCATCGCCAGCAAATTCGGCTGCCTCATCGGCAGGGATTGCCAAGTCTGGGTGGGCAAGCAACTTCTCTAGTAGTTCCCAGTACTCGTCGCTCGCAAGGTGCCAGAATAATGAATATTCACCAGGCGAGTCTTGGTATGAAGCCTTAACATTTGGATTAAATGTTGGATTTGTCATCAAGAGAGCGACCATTTCAATATTAGCAGCGCGACGTGTCGACCATTTATCCTCAATGTATGTGAAGATCTCCATGCTATTAAATGGTGCTATAGCTTTGCAGGTCGCTTTAATATCCCCGCGACAAACCGGACATGTTTTGTTGGTACGTTGCGCGCTGCACCAACCAAGTAAGCAATTCTCATGGAAAGTATGCTTGCATTTAGTAGTAACAATGGGGGATGTGGATAGATGTTCAAAACAGATAGGGCATGTGTCAATCATGTGTTCTTCCGCACTCTTGGACTTGGACTTGGACTTGGACTTGGACTTGGACTTGGACTTGGACTTGGACTTGGAATTAGCACTTGTAGGTCTTGAAAAAATTCGGTCTTCACTTGCATTAGCCCTCGGTGGCGATCCATTCCCACCACGCCGCACCTTACGTGTTATTCGGCTTCTTGATTTGAATTGTTTGGCCATTTATATATTAGTCTTATATAATATTTGGTTTCGTCCCTGCTTGTCCACCCTAAACTACTAACGTTGTGTGCAAATTACACGGTTTTGTTTGCCTCAATGAACATTTCATCGATTGCCGCCTTATTAATCAACATAAATCTCGTTTTATTATCATTCGCACTATAACCTATCAAAAACTTGTCATCTTTTTTCATATGTATAAATCCAAGCGAATATTCTACTGGCGCGTTATCGAACGTAAACAGTTGGCTATATTTTATAACTTGATATGATTCAATGTCAATGGCGACAAACATATGATAATAATATCGACGGTTCTCGTAGCTAACTAGATGACATAAAAACCATACTTCGTTGCCCACACGGACCCCGTTGCTTGATCCACGCAAGTTTTTAAATAAATAGGGTGTATTTATTTCTTGCACTATTTTTACTTTATCGGTCGTTCGCTCACATATTGTTAATGGGCTCCATTTATAGACAATGCGTTGCTCATTTTTATGATTTTGAAATAATGTCCAGTTTTTTTCATACGGCTCCTGTTTTTGCATGGATAAAATCAGCGACGATATATTTGTATTGGTTGAATGGTTGTATGAACCGTATTCTACTTGAAATTTATAGCCGGGTGTTACTCTATTTGCGGTATATTCGATTCCTTCGCCATTGTGAAATAATTTTACATCTTCACAACCAATATAATCATCATCGTGTTCTCTATTATACTGCATGATACATTCATTTATTTTTGTCCATTTATCATCTTGTTGCACGATTGTCGCAAATAAGTTCTTTGTTATAGTAAATTCATTATTTACATACTCTCCGTCCTGACCAATTGTATAATTAACATATCGTTTGCATACAAATACTTCGGCATTGTTATGTGGATTTATACATATACTTGGCGTACTCGGAAACATGTCTACTTCATTTTTCATTTTATCAATTCCAATGCTCGTCAATGCGTAAAATAAACTTTTATATGTTGGACCAAGCGCGTCTTTACCAATCATATGCGTGGATAGTTTTGGACAATAATACTTGTAATTTGACATAATATTTGTATAAATAGATGAGTGAATATTACGCTTGTTCAATAAATTCATGCACATAGTAATCATATTTGTTTTATTCATCTTCGTATAATATCCAATAATCGAAAGTTCGTAATCTAATTTGTGTTCATATATATCATTTTCCATAAACAAATGATTATGTGGGGGGTTTTGCTGTCGAACACGATCCGCCATGTCATAAAATACCAGTGCCAATGCATACTTTTGCTCACAACGATAATGTTTCACTATTTTATATAGGTTCTCTATGCGGGTCGGCATGAATTGATACGCCTCTAGCCAATAATAAATGGCATTTGCATGTTGATTCATATACATATAGCTGTTTCCAATAGAGTAATAAGAATGCCATGTTTCTTGTATCCACCCACCGGCATCAATTCGCTTCTTATATGTTTCAATCGCTAGATCATATTGGCCAGAATCGCGATAACTATTTGATAGATAAAACAAATATCGAGGATTATTCGGCGTCGTTTCCAATCCTTTCTTTAACAGTTGTATGTCTCGATCATATTTATTTTCTTTACTTCCACCGTCTCCAATATCATTTATAAACAATACGTTACTGTCTATCTTGTCTATGGTTGCTTCGTCGGGCAACTCGATATATTCATGTGTTACACCCCAATATTGATAACTAGGATCATTGCGAATAATACGAATATTATTATTATGGAAACTGGGAGAACCTTGAATAAGATAATACGCGTCCTTTGTCAATGTTTTCTTGAATTCCTCTATATTTGCAATGTTTATTTCCAATTTCATGTCTGCATCTAGAAACAATATATAGTCCGCGCAAGCCATGTCGTTGCAACCCTTCAATGCAAACGTTCGATTATATCCAAAATCACGAAATGGCTCTTCCATTATTTTCCCCGGTATTTTATGGGATTTGCAATAATTACGGATGATTTCAATCGTATCATCCGTGCTACCCGTATCGCATATGCAATAGCTGTCGATTAATGGCGTGACGGTTTCCAATAATCGCAATATGATTTTGCTTTCGTTCTTAACGATCATATTCAAACATATTTTAGGAACGTTCATCGTTTTTGTAATATATGTATGCCGCTTTATTTATGTATGTTTAACGTGAAAGTTTTTTTCGCAATATATTACAAATAAATGTCGTTCACTAGATTTCACGATGATCCGCACAGAATAAAGAAACAGATTGATGAAAGCAGTTTTACTGGTAGATACATGTTAAATACACCCGGTCCTGGTGTTAATTTGCCATTTATGGAAGACCCTCAATTACGTCTACAAAAATGGGGTGCAAATTTGCAAACGAATACAGTGAACTTGGAAAGCGATTTGCGCGGTCTTACTCGCAGACAAACCCGCGATAATATCGAATTAAATCAACATGCACGTGCGCAGGTGTCGTCTTCTAGACCGAATTATCGCGAAGAACAGCCGTTTATTGAAGAAAGCCGGGCAAGTCATCCGGCATGGGCATACAAGGATTTAGAACAAAATCGATGGGAACAACCGTTGTTAAATCCGCTGAATGGTTTAGATAAACAGTTTGTTGAGAACATTCAAACACGCATTTTAGAAAAAGATAATTTTACGCCAAGAATTCCCATGGTTGGAGAACATTCCTTTTATTTGACCGGACAATCCATGTGTATTGGCGGAAAAGAAGACAGCTGCCCCGGTACATTATACCGATAAATAACTTACCGATCGTATACATGTGATTTACAGATTATGGCAAAAATATTATATGATATTATTATAATTATATAATATAAAAGAATGGAACTAGCAATACCCGGCATCGCTCTTGGATTGATGTATATCATGAAGGGACAATCAAACAATAGTGGTGAACACGAAGAATCTTTTGCAAATCAAAATGCTTTGCCGAATACCGATATTCATAACCGTAATTATCCGGATGAATATCCGGTTAGAAATGAGGAGTTAGATCGAACATCTTCACTTTCTACGGTCAATAAATTTGAAAATGGAGGAAGCGTGTATACTGACAAATATTTTAATGCAAATCTAGTTTCTAAACGAGAACAAGCATCGAACGAACAGACCGAATTCTACTCCTTGACCGGTGAAAAGGTGGGCGGATCGTATTTTTCCCATAATAACATGGTCCCCTTTTTCGGGGCCAAAATGAGAACACAAAGTGCAGGACCCAATTCCAATGAGGGTATTTTAGACAATTATACGGGAAGTGGCTCTCAAACAATATCCAAAAAGGAACAGGCCCCGTTGTTTTCACCGAACGATAACCAAAATTGGGCTACTGGCGCGCCGAATATGAACGATTTCTACCAATCTCGTGTGAATAAAAGCATGCGTATGGCAAACACAAAGCCGTTCGAAGAAGAGCGAGTTGCGCCTGGTCTTGGTCTCGGTTATACGAATGACGGTGCGCATGGTTTCAATTCGGGCATGATGGCCCGAGAATCATGGATGCCCAAAACGGCAGATGAAATGCGCGTTGCCACCAATCCAAAGTCGTCGGGGCATGTGCTGCTTGGACATGAGGGTCCTGCATATAGTAGCATTAAAAATATTGCTACACAAGAACAAATGGGTGTCATGGAAAAGAATCGTCCCGACCAAAGTTTTGAGTTGGATACACGTAGTATGGCGAGTTATTCGGGGGGTGCACACCCGAACGGCGCGAACTCTGATATTGGCAGATTATTCATTACAACTGGCGCGGGTAAAGGTGAAATGTTGCATTCCATGCCCATCGACCGTCATGTTACGCGTCCCGAAACCGCGGTTTCTTATTCGGGTGCGGCTGGCTCTCAAAACCCGTCGACCTATGTGCCCGGTGAATATATGCCATCGCACAATGTGGAACTTGGTGCTGTGCCTATTGCCGGAGCAAATGCAAATGGCCGCAACTATGCTACCGACGCGGACTATGGCATCAAATCGAAGAAGGCCTACCCGAATAATCGTACGTCAAATACCCAAACTGGATATTTTGGTATGGTTGGTAGCAGCATTGGGGCAGTTGTGGCGCCATTACTGGATGCATTGCGTCCTTCGCGCAAACAGAATGTCATTGGTAACTTACGCCCCTATCAAAATCCGGGAACGACAGTTCCCAGTTCGTACATTTTTAATCCTGCGGATAGACCGAGTACAACCATTCGCGAAACCACGGAGAATTCGAAGAACCACTTGAATGTCAATGCAAACCAGATTGGGGGTGCATATCAGGTTACCGACCAACAATCATATGACACAAACCGACAGTCGACCAGTACACAATATGTGGGCGGTGCGGGTGCTGGTGATGGTACGCGCCAAATGACATCGTACGAATCTGGATACAACCAACGAAATAACGATATTAAAGCCAGCACAATTGATGGGTACATGGTCAAAGGGAACATGAATATGTTGAATTCGAACATAAATATGCGCGAAAAGACGCGCGATGATTCGTTGAGAAATACTCGTGCAATTGCCGGAACCATGCCGGGTCAGTCTCCTGATGTTGGAAATATGGGACGTCTTGCCGGCGGAGCAAATTCGCTGTACGCCAATATTCACATGGACCGAAATACACCGGATATTATGGATACATTAAAACAGAATCCGTATGTGGTGAATTATAAGAACGCATTATAATTGCATGTTTCGTAATATAACAATAAAAAATTGGTATATTACAATGATTATCATAGTTTGATTTTTATTTTTGTTGGGTTTATGGTATTTTTTATGGTTATGTTTTTATGATTTTTGTACTTTTTGTTCTTTTTCTCAAATATTGCCACTTACAAACAACCTACGGATATTGATTGCCTCCATATTATGTTCCGGTACTTTAAACAGATTCTTAATCATGGCATCGTCGCGGAAACGAATGGTATAATCTTGCTGAATATTATTTCGGCCAACACGTCCCATCGCCTGTAACGTTTTTTGTTGTGTCATCGTGCCGAGGTCTTTTCCAATAAACCCATGACAAAACTGATAATTCGTTCCGTAAATATAATCACTCGATGCAATAATAATATACAATCGCTGTTCGTCCGCAAGTCGTTTGATAATTTCCATATATCGCTTATCCGGAATTTGTTTAAATACGCCGATACCAAGTAGAAGTAAGAACTTGACATGGTTTTCTACATCTAACAACATGATCTCTTTGCTCATTTCGTCGCCGATATTCGATGTAAATGCGTTCTCGCGAATAGTGCCGTCGGGCGTCCATCTGGTTTGGTGTGGGCGCGTATTCGGTACATATATCGCGTCCAACGATGCAATTCGCACTTGTTTACGCAGACGGTTGATTTCATTATCCAATTCTCGCACTTCCTTGGTCATCTTGGAATTGTCCCAACTCGTGGTCGCTTTTTCGTTTTGATGCGCGATTTCTCGCTCTAATTTATCGATCTTCTCCGTTAATACATTGTTTGTAACTATATTTGACATAATATCTTGGAATGCGCGCTCTGGAATATTTGTATGCTTTACATAAAACTGGCCGATCTTATCCACGTCGTCCGCAAGGAAAATCGTTGGGCCGTCGGTCAGTGTATATGCATCTTCCGTTGTTATGGATACGCCAACTGGCAACGTGGGTGCCGGTTGAGCTGGCGCTAGTGCAGGTGCAGGTGGTGGTGCTTGTACGCTGGTCGTACGTGCCAATGCCTTCCCCGCCAAGCTTGCACTGCTTGCATTGCTTGCACCTGCACTCGTCGTTTTTTGAATATGCATGTTTGTTCGCGGTTCATTAAATCGCGGTTTGCGTCCCTGCTGCATATATTTATAAATAATATCCCATTTGGTCGCGTCCACATGTAACAACACTTCCAGATAATACTCTTTCAGCCGGTTCATCGTAATGGATGTGATATCGGTTACAAAATACGAATCGATTGAATACACTTCATCCACGTATTTTTCTTCGTTAATATATTCCACAAACGCAATGATTTCGCGCAAATCAAAATATCGCAATACAGTTGGATTCGCTTTGCAATATTTGGCAGTGGCCATCATCTCGCGATAATCCGCATACAAATAGTGCGGCAGGGCACAATATCCCTTCGAATCCAATATCGGGATCGACTTTTTGCAATCGTAGCTGGTGATAACATGTATTTCCGCTTCATCGAACTTCGCCCTGAAATCGTCGTATACCGGCTGCATTTCCTCTTGTCCTGGCAGCGTAGCACATGACAATACCATCGTGGGAATTAGGTTTTCTGCCCAATTTTTGTGGATAATTTCGTGGAGTTCATGGGACGCATAATCCAGAGTGATTGTCGGCTCATCCCAATACGTAATAATCCGGTCCACAGGGTTGAACGCCAACATATAATGCATTGCAGTAATATACGACTGTACATCGCATATCATAATCTCGACATTGTCGCCCACACTATTATCGACTTTGCCAATTCCGCCTGACCTGCGGTTGATCGTATAATCGATTGCCGAGAAATAGTGGAGGCGAATATCCGCAGCGGTTTCACAGCCAAATGCGAAGGCCACTTTTCGTTCCATGGAAATGGCCGATTTCGCCAATGCCAAACCAATATGACGCGCAACACATACGAATATCACGCGATTTGCCGTTGCCAGGCCTAGTGGAGACATAGTCTTACCCGTGCCGGTGGGCGCGGTGTATAGAATCAATCGCGGGATCAGCGTTCCGTCGTCTGGATTATGACGGCGTTTGCAGATGGCAAACAGCTCGCGTTGATGCTTAAACAACGTACGGTCCTCGTATTTCAACAAATATTTATTGCGCTCAATGAAATCATACGCGTTTGTGATGATTTCGCTCGTCTTTGTAAACGAATTCACATAATTGATTGTGAAGTTTACCAAATCGAGAACGTATGCATTGATATTTGGTATGGACGCCTTTTTAGTTGGGTTATCGTATACAAGTAAAATGCGTATTTTTGTTTGCGTTTCTTAAGTTGCTTCACCAACTCCGCAAATAAATCAATCAGCAGAAACTCGAATATAATGGACCGGTTTGTTTGTATGTTTGTTTCCAGATTATTCAATCGAATGGTCTCCCCGCTTTTCAGCTTTTTTAGCTTTCCACCGCCCAAAGGAGACACATATTTTGCGAGCGGCGTGTCCGCACCATACTTGGTAATTGCATCAAGCATAGGCGGCTCGAAGTACTTTTTAAAAAGGAAATAATCCATCTCGAGTGAGCTATCGAAACGAATGTAATTGTTCATCGACAGGGTCTCGTTGTACCAGACATTTACGTCTTCGTAACCTAATACGATCATTTTTAAGATTTTTTTTTCGGTTTCGTCCACGGACTTTTCGATGGACTCCCACTCCGTCTTGCTTAACTTATTTTGCTTCAAATCCATTTTAACGGGTAATTGGTTAATTATTTGGGTCCAGTATTTGGACGCGCGTACAATCAATTTTTTAGTATTATTTTTACAAATGAATTTGACGTAAAGGGTATAAATGCATATTTTTATCTACCTTATCATGTATCGTTCCGCCAATTTACACACACAAAATGACTTACTCATGAATACTTTGCTCGAATTTTATAACAATCCTGACAATATTCACATTATGATGAACATTATAAACGGAGAAACACGTATTTCGTTGCGTATTGTGGATTGGTTTGTCACCAATTATGCCAAGAAGAATTTTACAGTATATGAGAATCCCGTGATTAAGAATGGGGTTTCCAGTACTACCCGTTTCAAAGTGTATAATGAATACAAACTCAAACTGAAAGCGTATTCCAAAAAGCGGTTTGACCCGTTTTGCCGTTGGGACCGCGTTACGATTCCGTATAATACAAATCAGTGTATGGAGACGACCATTGGCCAGCTGAATTTCTTTAAATGGGCGATTGAGAATCGTATTGTTGATTTTATTGAGACCAATTTTAGCGACGTTGAGCATGATATGAACAGCTGTAATAGTACCGCCAAGCGCCGAACGCCGACCGATGTCCCTGTAGATGCCAATACAAAAACGCGTAAGAAGCGTGAAGAGTTGTCGATTTCCGCATGCAAGTGCATTAAAAAAGAAACAGTTAAGATTATTGTAAAATTTGATTAGATCCATCGACTTCGTCCTACACTCGTTCCCCCCCCCACTCTCTTTTTCTTATTTTATGTCACACTATTTGACATAAAATATTGCAAAACCATCCACGCTATTTTATAGTTCATGCGTGCAATGAAACAATAAATGATTCCAACACGTCAATCATAGACTTGTTTTCCTCGGTTGGGACGCAATTTACCAGTCTGTGAATATAATCTTCTATTTTCTGTAACCATTGATTGCCCAGGTCTTCCTTGTCGAACACATTATAACTGACGTCTTCATTTGTATTTATATGCAATACGTCGGTAGTCGCGAGGATAGACGACAACCAATTGTCATAATACAGCTTGCATTTCTGTAAATAATCGATTGGAATACCGGATTCTCCGTCGCGAGAACGCTTGGCAATTCGGCGGTGGCAGACTTCCGCATCGGCATCAATATAGACAATTCCGTCGATTTGGTAATCTTTTGCGTACTCATTGTAAAACCGGAGGTAGATTTGGTAATGTATATCTTCGATTTGTCCGTCGTCAAATAACATCTTGGCGAATATATTGCGGTCGGCGTCCAATGAACGCTCGCAAATAATGACCTTGCAATCTGGGTTATTGCGGATGGTATTGCGGATTAAACTGAGGCGAGTTACATATGCCATCACCTGGAATGAGAACGCGTATTTGTGCGGATCACTGTAAAATTTTTGTAGGATGTTTTCGCCGGTGCTGGTTTCTCGAATGCTTTCCCATACGTCCACCGGTTCTTTCACCAGAATTATTTCCTTATTGCCTGCCAACTTCTTACCGAGCTTGTCGATAATGGTTGACTTGCCTGCTCCGATATTTCCTTCGATCGAAATAATAAAGGGGCGTGTTGACATTGTGTATATTGTAGTTATACAAAAAGTTTGAGTTATATTTACGTATATTTTACATTATACGTAAATCAATTTTTTGGGGATGTGGCTCTTGGTTATCGTGTTAACAAATATCCCCCGAATGTTCGTGCGGGCTTATATTTTAACAGGTCTAGTGTGTATGTGGTTGTCGGGAATTCGTCCTTACCATATATGTCCTGTAATGTCAGCCATTCGAATAATCCGCCGACATATAAGTATACGGTCTGGAATCCTAAATTAGTTAATTGGTCGTATTTTGTGATTGCCGTTTCGTCCGCACAGTGTCGTCCATATATGATTATTTTTTTCTCTGCCAACCCGTATTTGATAAGCAGGCCATTTATGATCGTTTCTTCTTCTTGATATGGAACCGTTTTCTTGATTAAACACGTTTGCTCATTGAGTGGCAATGTGTTGATTAATATAAACTGGTCGTTGTGTTGTATTGCAAACTGTACGTCTTCAAATGACAGTTTATTATAGGTTTTTATGAAGAATCTTGAGAACATAGCTACTTAATATTATGTTTTCATGTTTATATTTGTTATTTTTGATATAACAAACATAAAAATGTTGTTTGCCGATTGCTGATTTGTGGATTTGATTATTATATGACGGATTTGTCCAGTTTTATTTCGGGCAATACTTTCTTGTAGATTTTCTTGTTTAATTTGTCGTGGTCTTCGTAGTTGCCGAGTGCCTGTACACATGCTTTTGCATAGAAATTGTATTCCGGTGTGTCTAGCTCTCTTGCTGCCGGGGTTGTTTGTACATAATGTTTCACAACCGCATAATGTTTGTTTTCAATGGTGTTAATCAAACCATTCATCAGTGGTTCGTCTGCGGTGCTTTTATTCCAGGTTTCATTGTTTTTAATATAGACGGTTTCGCGTTTCAGGTCGGTACAATGTAAGGGACGTTCTGTAATTGCCATATTATTAAGTGCCTTAATGAGAATATTACTGACACTATCTACGTAGCCATCTTTGGCAATGGTTCGTAAATGATCCATGCTAATTTCGATTCTTATGACAAATTCTTGGATACTTAGTGCGTCTTTGCATTCATTTTCGAGGTACAATTGGACATTAAATGTTGTATTATTGTTGCTGTTGACATTGTTATTGTTACCGAGATGTGGAATCATTTCTTTCATGGTATTTTGAAGTTCCTTATTTTGTTGGATAAGTTCTTCTTGTTGTTTATCTTTTGCTGCCAACTGTAACATCAGCTCTGTTACTAATGTAAATAATTTATCAGTTGATGGATGTGTTGCATGTTGAGGCGGCTCACTTTGAGTATATGTAACAGTATTTTCGAGTTTTGGTGGTGGTGGCGTTGTTGGTGTGTATGTACATTTCTTTTTATGCCTCCATAAACCAGTTCGGTCTTGATATTCTTTCTCGCAACAGTCACACTTATATAGGGATTTTTGAGGACAGTTTTGTTGCGAATTTGTTGCTACTTGATGTTTACGCGTCATTAAATGTTTATTAAAATCCTTTTTATTGCTGCATATATAGTCACATAAATCACAGTTGAACGATTTGCTGGGTTTTTTATCCATGTTCGTTGTCGGCCGTTGATATAAAATAGCAACAGATTTTATCCCTAAAGTCCTGCCGCAAAAAACAGAAAAATTTAACAGTCACAAATATTTTCATGGAAAATCGCGTTTCGCTGCATTATGCTTTAAAGTGGTTTTTTTATATATTCTGAAAAACTTATTGGGTCACTTTTCAAAAATGGACAAGGAAAATGAATGTCCAAAATCCAAAAATGCGACCTTAAGTTTATTCGCTGTTTTTTATGTGGGCCGGGAAAAGTGGGAACAAACGCTGGGTTTTGTGGAATGTGGGAGATGTGGGAGTTCATATACCCACAAATGTGGTATAAAAACAATATTATTATTTCTGCACAAACAGTTCTTTTGCCAATAACTTAATGATTTTGGTGTCCAACCTGATTTGTTCTTCTTCCACATCGTCTCCGGTTTAATTATCCGTGCAATGAATCGACCGCTTGGTAATCCCATATATTTGAGACGGTCCATCATGATCTTGGTGATGCCATTCGCATATCCATGGTTGCCAATTTATTCCAATTCATCGACCGGTCCATACCTTCAATAAAGGAAGGTATGTAAAGCGATGTCGCATATTATATGTGAGATGAAATGGCATATAATTATGAATGTTTCCCAGACGGGTTGTTTGAGGTGCCTCGATTTGTAATAAACATGCAATTACACGTTCAAATGAGCATCTATTGTATCGTGTTCGTACAACATCCAATAACAACCCGAGATTATATTTATTATTAACATGTGTTAAAAAATCATGCGTAATCGTAGTCATTCCACCGAAACAACCAACCCATAAAGACTTATTTTCGTAAAAATTCAGCAGATTCGTATCATTGAATAATTTTATCATTTTGGTTTCGTCTTCTATTTGGTCCCAATCATGCTGAAAACCCCACGTTATTTTGTATTTATCAACATGTAGATCCATATGACTTTGGACAAATACAGAGTCATGAATTATAAATGCAATATCAAATAATTTATTTCTTAAATAATAGTAATATGGCAACAGTTCACCTCTACCGTGATGTTCGCTTTGTATAATTGTAACTTTGTATAAAGTTTTTTTTGATACATATTGGTAATTACTATTGTCGTCTATAATAATTATATCATTTTCGGGGTAAAACTGTCTAACCTTATCGTAAGACATCTGCCAATATAGATTTGTGGTTTCATTATTTACGTGTCTTAATATGATAAACCCTATCGTAGGTTTACTCATTTTTATATTAAACCATTAGATTTTATGTGAATTTAAATCTTAAATTGTTTTTGTTATAGTTCTTCCCCCCCCCAACTTATAATTCCGGAATAAAAACCTCGTCGGTCGCTTTGCATGTATCTTCTTGTAGTACATCGGCCGGACATGTTACCAAATAAGCAGGCATGTTATCGGTCTGTTGCCAACATGTATAAATTCCAACCAATTGTTGGTGATTACATTGTAATGACACAGATGCGGCAGGGGCAATCGATGTCCGCAATAAGTCCGCATTCACATTCTTGCCAATCGATTCATTTATTAAATCGGGCGTCATTAACACTGATGACAATGCAATCGCTGCTGCGAAGTAGTCATACTGCGATAATCCTGAACATGTGCCATGCTTGGTCCATTCGTGTTCCCAAAACGAGTCGTAATTGGGATTATTCACGTCATATTTCACATCGGGCCATCGCATTACCATTGTATCTAAACCAACTTCAATGGGTATACTAGAATTGAACGGCTCGTTAGTACAACTCGATGGATATCCAGTCGTATCATACTGTGGCCATAGACCGTGAATCGTGAGGTTATTTTTCCAATAATCTAGCGGAGACGCACAACCTGGGTATGTTTGTCCAACGCAAAACCCCGGGGTCCAACTATAGGCGAACACATAAATTGTAGACGAATTCATTGCAATAATACATGCCAATTGCGAGAACCATAGTAGCAATAGCCATAAAAACATTCTCTCTGTTATATATACTATGAGGGCATTATTGTTATATTGTTTACTAAATATGCTTACCGCCTTAAATAAACCGACCACGTGTGTTTGTACGACTGAACCGTGCCCTGTAGTAGGAGAAAATACATTGCACATGGGCGACGGAACTGCGGTAGTGACATATGATTATGTTCGCCATGGAGATTATATTGTGGTTGTATCGGCCACGGGCGAAATTACGCCGGCTGACCTAGACCACGGCACAGAAACCACATCGTGTACTCAAAAATACTCGCGAATGTTGGATGACGACGAAGTCAAAGATTGCGATGCCGGACATATTTTAGCAAATCGTCTAGGTGGATACGGAAATGAACCGATCAACATCTTTCCTCAAGCGCCGAGTATTAATCGTGGTGCTTATGCACAATTTGAGAACAATATATACCAGTGTGTAAAAGGTGGTGCAAAATCCGCCGATTTGCAGTGGAAATTTACATATGGGAATGAAACGCAAACCAAACCGATGTCGATTGAATATAGTGCGTCGTTTGTAGGCGGAAACTGTGCAAAACTGTCTTCTACTTTTACAAATATTGGTTAGGTTCTCAATACGTCCAAATAAACTTGGGAAAATATACTGGAAAATAAATGAACGCATCGAATACTATAAAGAGAATCACTGTCGATTTAACGCCGCAAAAAAAGGCGCGCGAAGACGACGACCATGATCACGGCCAATGCACTATGCAAGCAGTGCATTGTGCAACTGTTCCCAAAAAACGTTCGGTTACGTCCCTGGATTCATGGCAGTTCTCGGCCACCGACCTTGAGCCCGATATGCAACGTACCTATATAAAACAGTTACACACAAACACCGTAATCGCGAACCAGCCATGTAAAGTAATCCAGCAACATATAATGCAAAAATTAAACGGATACAAAGCCCAGGACGTAAAAAAGGGATTCCACGACCCGGAAAAGTTCGCCGACATGGAATATGTCATACAAATGTTGGAAGAATCATCGAATTTTTGTTATTATTGTAAAGAATCGGTACAAGTCCTCTATGAAAACGTTCGAGAACCGAAACAATGGTCACTCGACCGAATCTACAATAATCAGGGGCATAATAAGGGCAATCTGGTGATCGCATGTCTCAAGTGCAATTTGAGTCGAAAAACGATGTACCATGAACGATATGCGTTCACAAAACAGTTAGTTATTGTAAAACAGAACTAATATACTGCGCGGTAAAATCATATAGAAATTATATGATTTTATTTCATAACAATGCAAAACCTATTTTCAAAGACATCCAATGAGAACCTACAAATACACAATACCAAAAAAACACTGAATATACATGAATCTATATATACAAAGCTAGCCCATTTTCATAAGACGAACAAAATTCCACATCTCATTTTTCACGGTACGTCCGGCAGCGGGAAGCGTACCATCGTAAACAACTTTTTGAACATGATATATGACGAAAACAAGCCCCGGATGAAGTCAAACATCATGATTGTCAATTGTGCACACGGAAAAGGCATTAAATTCATACGTGATGAGCTCAAGTTTTTCGCAAAAACGAACATTCAGTCCAACAACGGCACGCTATTTAAAACAATCGTACTCATTAACGCGGACAATTTGACCATCGATGCACAGTCTGCATTGAGACGATGCATCGAACAATTCAGTTTTAATACACGTTTTTTCATCATTATTGAGAACAAGCACAAATTATTGAAACCAATATTGTCAAGGTTTTGTGAAATATACGTGCCGGAACATATGGAAGCGGGCATAATACACAACTTACATGATTTGTCCAAAAATTCCAACTATAAAATTCAATATACCGAGAACCACGAGCAATGGCTGGACGAGGCGATTGATGAGTGTGTTCAAACTGAACCGTCTCATGCAGGTCTCATCACGTTGTGCGAGCGTATATATGAGCACGGTCTTTCATGCATCGATGTGATGAAATGGATAAATAATACGACAGATTTAGACGATGAACTAAAAGCAAAGGCTTGTATTTATTTTGACACAATACGGGCCGAATATAGATTCGAAAAAATGTTGATGTTATCTATATTTGATTTTTTGTATTTACGTTCAAATAAGGACTTAAAAAGTATTACAGAAATATAAATACATAATGGACGACTTTGTCATATCCAATTTACATGAGTCTCGCAATGAGTGGTGTAGTCGGTTAGTAAGTATATTTACGCCGCTCGTGATAGAGGGCATTCGGTCCATTTTCAATGAATCCTGGAAAATGTGTTTAGACAATGATGAGGCGAGTAAGTATTTGATGACGTTTCAAAATCTGCTCTCCCGCGTTCCCAAATGGAACAACATTATCGTCGAAGAAGAGCGCAAGCGTATTATTGATCGCAGTGGGTGTGGTTATTTGGAAGATTTAATTACATGTGTTCATATCATTCAGTTGAAAGTATTGACATGCATTCGTGTTGGAAACAAACAGAAGAAGATTGATATTTCTATCCCCAAATTAGATGTGTTTATTCACAAGGTGTATATTCACGTTGCGCGAAAGGTGTATATGAATGTATATTTATTCGAGAAGAACATTTCTCCATTGCAAATACAGAAGAATCAGCGAGAATTGGAGTCTCTTATTCAGGAATGCATTTTGATGACAATTCGTGAAAGTATACCGACGGAGGCAATTATTCGCGCATACATGGATGAAAGTGTAGAGCAAGAAGAAGAAGTCATTATCGAGAACATGGAAGATACCGAACCGACGGCGGAAGTGGACTCGGCCGAGACCGAGCAAAAAGAAAAGAAAGTGGAAGAAACGGTTCCTGATGTGGTACCGACCATCCAGAACTTGGACGACAAGGAAGTTGTGACCAAGTTGTCATTTAATGATACAGATTCTGTATTAAACAATGTGAATAAAGTCGAAAAAGTGGATGCGCCGAAATCGTTGGAGCGTTTGGAAGATATTAGTACTTCTCGTGCAATTTCTCGAAGATTGGAGGAAGAAGACAGTGATACCGACGATGAACGTCTGCAAATACACACGGATTTGATCGATTTAAGTGGGTTTGACATACTGGATGAACCTGCTGGTAAAAACATGTCGGATGAAATATCATTGGATGGCATTGAGGAGTTGCCGCCGATCTAATGTGTCGGCCCGGACCAGGACCAGGACCAGACAAGCTGCGTTAGAACATACATAAAATATTCTATATTGTAATATATTCGAAATTATGGAAAAACTATTGATCGTTGCAGCAATTGTAATGTTTTTATTTAGCATGATGAAGGTTTTTGAGATGAAATATATTTCGAAACAGTGGACACCGTTGAAGCATGTCATTCGTGATGCTGCAATGGTGTTTGGGGCATCATTCATTGGACTATTTTTATTTTTCCAGGTGAATGGAACACTATCCGACATGATGGATGTCGTAACGGATGGTAAGGCACTGAATCTAAAGGCGACACAAGTATTCACAGACGAGCCTGGATTTTAGACTGTTATGCAATCGACTGTTGTAAAAATATACATATAATATCTGTGTTATATGTATATAGAATGGAGGAGACCCAGGAACAAATAAATAGTATACAAAAAATGATAAAAAAGGGTCAAAAACGAGAAAAGACGGAGCCGTTAATGCCCGAGCCCGTGAAAAAGGTGGCACCTGCACGCAAATTAAAGATTATAACGGACGCCTTGGCGCAGCCCAATGCACAGCCAGCCTTACCGGAGCAGGCCATGTTGGTCGCTGAAAATGATGCAGGAATGCAAGACGCCCCGCGAAAGAATGAGATTTTCGCGGACGTATTGGGCCGATTATCCACATTGATGAATAAGAAGGGGGATAATATAAGGAGCCGCATATATAGCCGAGCACAAGATACCGTGTTGGGTATAACGGAAGATATTACAAATGTAAAACAGCTGGAGGGAAAGCCAAATATAGGTCCAACAATTCTGGCAAAAATGGCGGAATATAGTGAGACTGGCACATTACGCGTATTTGAACGAGAAAAAGAGAACCCGGAAATGTGGTTGACCGATATTTATGGAATTGGCCCTAAAAAAGCACAAGAATTAGTGAAACAGGGAATCAAAACAATTGAAGAGCTGCGCGAACGACAAGACAAACTATTGAACGATATTCAACGGGTTGGATTGAAGTATTATGAAGACATATTAAAGCGAATTCCACGAAATGAAATCGAGCAGTTTGACAAAGAATTTGCATCGTCGTTTGATGCCGCGACTGATCGGGCCGGTGCGGACGACGGTTCTAAATACGAAATCGTAGGTAGCTACAGACGCGGCGCGAAGACATCGGGAGACATTGATGTTATTATTACATCGAAGAATGCGAATGTATTCGTTGAATTTGTGGATGATTTAAAACGTAAAAATGTGATTATCGAGGTTCTCTCACGAGGAAAAACAAAATGTCTGGTGATTGCCAAATTACCGAATGCCGAGCATGCGCGCCGTGTGGACTTTATGTATACTTCGCCAGAAGAGTTTCCATTTGCAATATTGTATTTTACGGGAAGTAAGGCGTTTAATACGGTTATGCGTGGTTATGCGCTACGTCTGGGATTGTCATTAAATGAACATGGCATTTATACAAAGGCAAAGGGAGAAGAAAAAGGCGAAAAAATAGACAAAATATTTGTGGACGAAGAATCGATATTTAGTTCTCTATATTTAAAATATAAGTCGCCGGAACAGCGTATTGATGGTCGTGCAGTAGAAACAACTCTCCCCATTATACCAGATATGGGTGTAGAGAAAAAAGGCCAAAGTTGCTATAAATCGTGTGATACTGTACCCGGAGGGGAATGCGCAACTGGATGTTCTCCCAGTTGGACGGATAATCGGCTTGTAGGATCGAGAAATTGGTGTACATGTAATGTGGATAAGAAAGACTGTATTGTACCGATTTGCCATGCACACAGTGAACCCGAGAAACCAGTAACAGTGCAAAAACCCAAAAGTAAATCGCCAAACGCTGCAACTAAACCTGTAAAATCAGTAAAAACAAGAAAAGTGGCGCTTGACGCGGATGGCAATCCCAAAGTGCGCAAACCCCGCAAAACCAAAAAGGCATCGCCTAGCAAAGCAGCGGTCGAAGCAGCAGCTGATAAGCCAAAATCAGTCGCTGATAAACCAAAATCGCCCGTTCCAGAGTTCGCCAAGCCAGCAAAAACAAGAAAAGTGGCACTGGACGCAGACGGAAACCCCAAAGTGCGCAAACCCCGCAAAACCAAAAAAGTATCGCCAAGCGCTGCAGACAAACAAGCCAAACCAAAAGTACCAAAACCCCGTAAAACGAAGAAAACAGTCACATTAAATGTTATTGCAACCAAGTTGGAACTAGATGAAACAGGCGATACGGACGAAATGTTAAAAAAAACCATATCCAACGAAGCCGAAGTATTGCCAGAATTAGTTCCCATATTACACATGAATAAAGTAGAACCAATCGTTGAACCCGCAAAGAAGCCGAAGAATATGACAATCAAACGCAAACGTGTAAAGCCCGGCATGGGTCCAGGTGTGGGTCCAGACGTTGTCCATAAAGACACAACCAAAAACGATATAAAATTAAAAGGCAAAGAAGATAATATGGAGGCCAGAATTAATAATGCGAACCAATTAGTCGCTCGATTCCGCGGAGAAGGAATCGACATATTGGATACATTAAATGAATCTCAACTAGTTGAATGGCTCGAAGCCGCTGGTGATGCATATTATAACACAAAAACTGCCATTATGAGCGATAATGAATATGATATTATTAAAGAATATATGGAAGTCAAATACCCGACGAACGAAGTGTTGACCAATATTGGAGCCAATGTGACGAAAAATAAAGTAGAGTTACCATACAAGATGGCGTCGATGGACAAAATTAAACCAGACACAAATGCTCTTGTAACCTGGACACAGAAATACAAAGGACCCTATGTTTTATCGTGCAAATTGGACGGAGTAAGCGGACTATACACAACCGAAGGTGGCGTGCCAAAATTATATACACGCGGAAATGGCACCATTGGTCAGGATGTTAGTCATTTGTTGTCGGTTCTCAAATTGCCCATCGAAAAGAATAGTGTCGTTCGCGGCGAATTAATCATGCCGCGCGTCGTGTTCGAAGAAAAATATAAATCCAAATTCGCAAATCCCCGAAATTTAGTGTCCGGCATTGTAAACAGTAAAACAATCGACGATAAAACGAGCGACCTACATTTTGTTGCATATGAAGTGATTCGGCCATCGCTACGACCAAGTGAGCAATTACAAACGTTGATTGACCTTGGCCACGAAGTAGTGCAACATAAATCGGTTGATGCACTGACAAACGAAAAATTATCCGAATTATTAATGGACTGGAGAACAAATTACGAATACGAGATTGACGGCGTTATTGTTACAGATGATAATATTTATTTGCGCAAAGAGGGTAACCCCGACCACGCATTCGCATTTAAAATGGTGATATCTGACCAGGTGGCGGAAGCCAAAGTGGTCGATGTAATATGGACACCAAGTAAAAGCGGATATTTGAAGCCGCGTGTTCGCATTGAACCCGTCCGTCTCGGTGGAGTTACAATTGAATATGCAACCGGATTCAACGGCAAATTTATAGAAAGCAATAAAATCGGCGTGGGCGCAGTAATCCAAATCATTCGCAGTGGGGATGTTATTCCTTATATCAAATCTGTCACGGCGCAAGCCGAGATGGCGAAAATGCCGACCGTCCCGTATCATTGGACAGAAACAAACGTGGATATTGTGTTGGATAATATGGAAGACGATGAAACCGTGCAGGCAAAGAATATCACCGATTTTTTCACAGGTCTAGAAGTGGACGGTCTCGGCGGTGGTAATGTGAAAAAAATAATGAATGCGGGTTACGCAACGGTTCCTGCGATTTTGAAAATGACGAAGGACGATTATGCAACAGTGGATGGATTTAAAACGAAAATGGTAAATAAAATATATGATGGAATCCAGGCCCAGGTGGAAAAGGCGTCGTTAGTAACAATTATGGCCTCGTCAAATAAGTTTGGGCGCGGGATTGGCATGCGAAAGATACAGCCGATTATGACTGCCTATCCAAAAATATTAACCAGCCAGGAAACATCAGACCGCAAAATCGAGATGTTACAAACGATTGACGGTATTGGAAAAGAGAATGCGAAAAGTTTTGCAACCAATATTCCTGTGTTTTTGGAATTTATGAAAGAATGCGAGCTAATGCATAAAATCACGAATACGGTGGTAGCCAAGTCAGCAGCGGCGGACCAGGCCCAGCCCCAGAATACAGCAGTAGAAGTTGTTCATGACGAAACACACCCATTATTTGGTAAACACGTGGTCATGACGAAGGTGCGAGATGCAGAAATCATCGACTATTTGAAAAAGGTTGGCGGCGAGTTAGATGATAATATGAGCAAAAAGACGTTTGTACTTATTGTAAAGTCGCTTGATGATGTATCAAACAAAACCAAAAAGGCGGTTGCCGAAAAAATTCCTATAATGACGCCAGAAATGTTCAAGAAAGAATACATGAACGCTTAATAATCCGGTATAGATAAACATTTTTCAAATAAAAATGTTTATGAAGTAGTCATCCATAATATCAATGGCGCGACCGTTTACACATATTTTGTGTAATATTCCGGCATCTTATCAATGTTCATATGTACGTGTGCTGGTACTTCTGTTGATTGAGGAACAATGTACTGTTTAAATATATTACGAGAAAGTTGGTTCTCGGGGGCTTGGTTGTGAACCGTACGTGCAATCATTTTATACAGTTTGAAATTGGGATAACGTTCGTCGCCATTTTGCTTATATAGAATATTTTTCTTATTGTCGTCCAAACACCAATCGTGAATTAACTGTTGCAAATCATCGTAGAATTTAGGATTGTCGTCGTCGTCGATTACAAAATCATACAGCGAACAACCTAATCTACACAAATCGAAGCTATAATTGGGATCCAATCGAGGTTTACTGACATCCATGTAAGGTTCGCAGTTATACTGTGAAGATGCATCGCCCAATGGCGCAAAACTATCACTGCATAACCGGCGGCCATTGTAGTTATATATAGCTCTGCCAAAATCGATTATTTTGATTATTTTGCCGAAAGTAGGCACCTTGTATATTTTACGCTTATATGTGTAATATAGAAACGGATCAGTTGTGTTGACATACATGATGTTATTTGTATGTAAATCATTATGTGTAAATTGAAAGGCGGTTTGATAGCATAAAAGCGTCATTACAATTTGCATGAGGGCGGAGGTACCTTCTTCTTTGCCAAGTGCATTCTTGCTGAATAATGAATCTAATGTGCCATCGCATTTTTGTAGTGCGATGCAGTGCACGGGGAAGTTCTTTATGTAGGCGTAACATGCATCTGGGTCGGTATATGATTCGTCATCGTCATCGTCATCGTCATCGTCATCATCTTCATCATCGAATTCGCTATCGTGATCATCACTTTCCTCATCTTCTGTATCCCAAACACTGTCTTCACTGCAGCTATTATTTTCACAATCGCTTGAGCCACAGCTCGTGTTAGTTCTAGTTGTTTGACTGCTATTTGAATTATCAGACGACCCAGACTTATTTCGCGAGCTATTTTTACTTTCTATATTTGTATTTGTGTATACTAATTCCGTGTCTAGATTGGAATCGGTCAGCATCATCGTGCTGGGCGGTGATCCATCGTCCTGAATAAGAGTTATCAAATCTTCAATCATAACAGCAGATATGTTACGTTTAGGAGTTTCTAGTACTTGAAGCCGTGGTTTATTGCCATGTGACCCATAATTAAAGTACCCGTCATTATCCACATGTGACGTTTTAAACAATATCTTGTTATTTTTATTGAAAAATGCAGAAGATTGCAAATAATCATAATCATCGGTAATATCCATTTTATATTGTTCCTGAATCCCGGTGAACGACCCGTAAAAATCGACACCATGCACGAAATTATGAGTATTCAGGAGCTGGCTAGACAAATAACTAAAGAAACCATCCACATAGGCCATGTTGTTATAATCCTGAATTTTCATATGTACATTTTCATTCGTCAACGTTGGCAAATTGCCGATCGGTTGTTTACAGGATTCATATTTACCAACCATGTATCGAATCGGGTCTAATAGTGGCGAATACTTAATAAATACCGGGCGGGAAACGACGTCTTTCGTGTTTAATCCAACAACCGTATTCATATCAACCAAATGGTGTGCATGGTTTAATGATATGCGATTATAGTTGGACTCGTCCAATGTAAACCACAAATCATAAATCGGGTTATAATTTTGCACGGATTCAATGCGAAACTGCGAATATTCGGCTTCAATATCTTCGGCCAAAGTAACCTGCCCACTCTTATCTAAAATACTCATTTGAACCGTTTTGTGTTTCGCGTAATGTATTGTGAATTTAGGAATTTCATTTGTCATGATTGTTGTCGAATCTGTATAAGTGGTTACTACATATTTTTCACATATTCTAAACTAATGGAATTTGATTGTGTATGATTTATGGCGGTGAGCACGTTTATCCTAAAAATTCATTTTATATCTACTAATGTATACATAAAATATAATGACATTGGAACTAAAAAAATTCAGTATGCGTGAGATTACGTTTAAACCCGATGAAAATAAAGGTCCGGTGGTGGTGTTGATTGGACGACGTGATACTGGTAAGTCATTTTTAGTGAGAGACTTGCTATTTTATCACCAGGATATCCCAATTGGCACGGTTATTTCCGGAACAGAAGCAGGTAATGGGTTTTATGCTTCTCATGTACCTAAACTATTTATTCACGAAGAATACAACACGGTTCTCATCGAGAATGTGTTGCGACGACAAAAAACGGTGTTAAAGCAGGTAAATAAGGAAATCGAAACATATAAGCGTACAACAATCGACCCGAGAGCGTTTGTGATATTGGATGATTGTTTATATGATGCATCATGGACTCGCGATAAAATGATGAGACTGTTATTTATGAATGGGCGTCATTGGAAAATCATGCTTATTATTACCATGCAATATCCTTTGGGTATCCCCCCGAATCTGCGTACAAACATTGATTATGTGTTTATATTACGAGAACCGTATTTGACCAACCGCAAACGTATTTGGGAAAATTATGCGAGTATGTTTCCCACATTGGAATCATTTTGTGCGGTTATGGATCAGTGCACCGAGAACTTCGAATGTTTGGTCATTAACAACAATGCGAAATCGAACAAACTGAATGACCAGATATTTTGGTACAAGGCCGAAAATCATCCAAATTTCCGGTTGGGGTCCAAGGAATTTTGGGAAATATCTAAAAATATGGGGTCAGATGACGAAGATGAGGCATATGACCCAAGTAAATCCAAAAAGAA